TCTGATGGTACAATAAATGGGGTTGAAGGTTATTCTTTTACGCTAGTTGGATGGGATCAATTAGATGCGAAAGACGTAATCCATCTAAAATACTTCAACCCTTACTTTGACACTAACGGTAATCAACTATACGGCTTATCACCTTTACAAGCTGCTTACAGAACTGTACAGCGTTCTAATGATGCAAAGGATACTTCAGTTGGTATGTTGCAGAATCAAGGACCTAAAGGTATCTTATCTGCTGATGAATCAAATGACTTCGGACCAGAGGCAGCAGGAAAGCTTAAAGAAGATTTTTACAATCAGTACGGAACAAAAACTCAAGCAGGTATTTTAAAAAATGCTGGAAAGATTTTGATTGCAGGTGCTAAGTTGAATTGGATTAACATGGGTCTAAGTCCTATTGACTTGCAGTTGTTAGAATCAGAGAAAGTAACTCTTAGAGAACTTTGTAATGTATACGGTGTGAACTCTGCATTGTTTAACGATCCTGATAACAAGACTTATAACAACATGAAGGAAGCTAAGAAGGAAATGTTGACTCAAGTAGTCCTTCCTGAATTAGTAGCTCTTCGTGATGCGTTCAATAGATTCTTCTCAACTGAAATTGGGCAAGGTTACTATATTGATTTTGACTTAACAGTATTCCCTGAATTACAAGAAGACATGAAAGAGCTTAGTGCTATTCTTTCTCAATCTTGGTGGATTACTCCAAACGAGAAGAGAGCAGCTATGCGTTACGATACTATTATGGATGAAGTAATGAATGAGATATTCATACCAGCAGGTTATTTGCCTATTGATGAATTGACAATGTTACAAGACCCAAGAGACGCAAGACAACAAGGCGACTATAACTTACCTCCTGTAAAGAGTGAAGGTTTTTTTTTGAGCAAGAGTGAAAAGTTAGATGAGGTTTATGCTAAGTATAAGGAAGTAACTAATATGAGCTACTCAGAATTAGAAGCTTGGTCAAATACAGAATGCTCTAAGAAAGCATCTTTAGACAGAAGTCCTATTACTAGAAACCTAAGATTGTTGTCAAAGAAAAAAGAAGATTGGACTGCTAACGATATTGAAGATGCAAACAGAACTATAAGCTTTGTGAGCAGAATGAAAGGAGCAGAACAAGGTGAACCAGCATCAGAAGGTTGTCCATCAAAGAGAGATATATCTTTAAAGAACTGGGCTTACAACCCATCAAAATAGAATGCCGAAAATACTTTACCCATCACAGCAGTTTGCTTTGCAACAAAAGATTGCAAGGAAATCAATCAGAGAGTTTCAGCCTAAAATAAAAGAGGCTTTACAAGCTGACTTCGATAAAGCTGCACAAATGGTTGAGGCATTAGGGGTGGAACAAGCGGCTAATAATCGTGCAGGATTTTTTACTGGAGATAAGATTAATAATATTTTACGAACTTTGTATGAATCAACTGGCGGTTATACTGCTATGCGATACCAACAGATGTTTGAAACGACTAAGAAAGCGGAAGAGATTGACCTTGATCCTTTGAACATTTTGGATGAGTGGTTAGTATTTATGTTATCGTATTGGGTTGGCATTAGCGGACTAAAGATGCAAGGCATAGAGAATACTACTGAAAACGAAATAGCTCGTATATTAGCGAATGTTATAAAGTATGGTCGTGAGAATGGATTGTCACAAAATGAAGTTAATTCATTGGCAATTCAAACTCTAAGAGAAGGAAAGATAAATAACGCAAGGAGTTTGCTTATAGCAAGGACTGAAAGCCATCAGGCATTAAGTACAGGTGCTATGGGTGCGGTGAAGTTGGCAGGTGTTCCAGTATTAAAACAATGGATAGCTGCTGAATATCCAGCTAAGAGTGGTAAGCCAAGATTATGGCACAGGGATTTAGATAGACAAACGAATCCTGACAACAAAGGTGTAAGAATCCCTGTTAATCAACCATTCCTAGTAAACACTCCTGACTATGGGTTAATTGAAATGCAATATGCTCATGATGCGGCAGGGTTAGCAGTAAATAACTGCAACTGTAGATGCTGCACAGTGTATATAGCTTAAACAAATAAATATGAGTAACTTTTATAACAAAAAAGCGGTAAGTGGTGCTCCAGTAGATATGGAGGATGGTAGCAGAATTATCACTGTCTACTATTCTGCATTTGGTAATGTCGACAGCGATGGCGATGTTATTGTACCAGGTGCATTCACTAAAACCCTAAAGGAAAACGGACCTAGTGCCAAGAATAGAATCTGGCATTTATTTAACCACTCAACCGAGAAACCAATCGCTAAACCATTTGAAATGATGGAAGATGGATTTGGTTTAAAGGCTAGAGTAAAGATGCCTAATACAACATTAGGTAACGATACTTATGAGTTGTATAAAGAAGGTCATATCACAGAACATAGCATCGGCTTCCAGACTATCAAGTCACAAGCGAAGTCAGGCTATAACGAAATCAATGAAATTAAATTGTTTGAGGGTAGTTCAGTATTGTGGGGTGCAAACGCAAATACGCCTACAGTTGGAGTGAAGAGTCAGATTAAGTCTGTTCTTGTAGATGAGATGGGTAAAACTATCAAGTCTTTAAGAAATGGTCATTTTACTGACGAAACATTTGAGCTGTTAGAACTTAAACTTAAGCAATTACAACAATATCTTGCTGAGATGGAAGACGAAGAATCAGTCGACCTTGAAGAACAACCGCAACCATCATCGGAAGGCACAGTCGAAATGCCAGAAGATGAAGCATTGGAGGAAGAGGAAGACCCGATGGTTTGCATCGAAATCGAGATAAACAAATATTTACAATCATTTAAAATTTTCAACTAATGGTAGAAGAAATCAAAAGTGCTTTCGAAGGCGTTAAAACCGAAGTAAACGGTGCTATCGAAACATTAAAAGCTGATAACGCAATAGCGGTAGATAGCTTAAAATCAGAATTAGAAGAATTAAAATCTCAAGTTGCTGTAGTAAAAGATGCTGCTGACAAATTAGAGGCAAAAAACAATCGTAAGACAATGAACGAAAATCAAGTAAAAGGGTTCAACGTAACTCTTGCTGACGCAATCGAAAAGAATGCTGACAGCATCGCAAAATTAGGTCGTGGTGAAGTAAAGCGTTCTGGCTTTGTATTAGACACTAAGGCTGTAGGTAACATGACTGAAGCAGTTAACTTAACTGGCGACATTCAAAGACAATATGCTCCTCAAGTATATGCTCTTCCTTCTCGTAAGGTGCATTTGAGAAGCTTATTACCAGTAGGAACTATTTCTACAGGTTTATTCACTTTCCCTAAGGAAACAGGTGGTGAAGGTGATGCAGCTCCACAAGTACAAGGTTCTGCTAAATCTCAAATCGATTTCGATATCACAATGACTGATGCTCCTGCTCAGTACATCGCTGGTTTCGTAAGAATCTCTCGTCAAATGTTGGATGATGTTCCTGCAATGACTTCTTTCTTACAAGCTCGTTTGTTAGAGAAGTATTTATTAGCTGAAGATGCTCAGTTATTGAATGGTAATGGTACTGCTCCTAACTTGACTGGTTTGACTACAGTTGCTTCTGCTTTCGCAGGTGCTGCTACAGTAGACGTAGAGCAATTAGTACAATCTATTGCTCAAGTTGAAGCTGCTAACTACAGTGCAAATGGTATCTTGATCAACCCTAACGATTGGGCTGCTATCGTAAACACTAAGAACACTAACGCTGCTTACAGCTTACCTGCTTCTACAGTGGTTACAACTGATGGTAACTTATCAATCGCTGGTGTACCTGTGTTCAAGTCTACAGCTATTGCTACTGACAAGTTCTTAGTAGGTGACTGGTCTATGGGTGCTCAAATCATGCAAAATCAAGGTATCTCTGTTCAGTTCTCTGAAATGGATAGCGATAACTTCCAAAAGAACTTGATTACTGTAAGAGTTGAAGCTCGTATTGCATTCCCTATCTACTACAATAGTGCGTTTGTATATGGTGATTTCGGTAACGTAGCTTAATCCTAGATTAATCTAAAATACAAGGGGTAGCCTAAAAAGCTATCCCTTTTTTATGTCCGCTATATTTTAGTTATTTTTGTAAAAATAATGCCATAATGCAGATAGTAAGAGATATTACAACAACGGTTGCTCCTTCAGCAACAGTGGTTACTTTAGCTGAAGCTAAGAATTACCTAAGAGTAGATTATAGCGAAGATGATACCTTAATCACATCTTTGATTAACACAGCTCAAACAAGACTTGAGCAATATGCAGGAGTTGCAATGACTCCTAGAACACTTAGAGTTGTAGCCTATGTGGATGACTTTATAGAGTTACCTTATGTTCCTACAAACACTATATCAGTAGTAGAGTACTGGGATAGCACAAATTGGGTAGTAATACCTGTAGGTGGTTACCAGGTGCTTGGTGAAACTACAAAAAAAGTATATATGACTAGCATCTATAACAACGAATTTAGATTCACTTATACTTGTGGTTATACTACGACTCCTCAGACAATGAAGACTGCCCTTTTAAAGATGGTTTCAGACCTATATGAGTACAGAGAATCTTCAGTTGAGGCAACCAAGCCATCAGCTAATTTGATGACCGCATACGAGCTTATGAAGCCATTTAAACGCATAAACGTTATTATCTAATGATAGGCAAACTACACAATAGGATTACTTTCCAAAGTCAATCAAGCGTTTCTGACGGAGCTGGGGGTATAGTAAATACCTTAGTAGACTATTATACTTGCTGGGCTCAAATGTCTAGAAACACTAATGATAGGTCAGATATAGCAGGAAAAGATAATATAAGCGATGATATTACCTTTAGAATCAGATATACAACCTCTAAAGTATTTACAAATCAACTTGTAATCTCTTATCAATCAAACCTTTACAACATTAATTCTGTTATAAATGAAGGTGACGGTAATAAGTATTTTTTAATAGGTTGTTCAACTCTAAAATAATGGCTAGATTCCAAGTTAATATTCATGGTAAGGATGCTATACTTAATAAGTTTAAACAAGCACCTCAAATAATGACAAAACAGGCTGCTCAGATAATTTATGAAACAGCTGTAGAAATTGAAAATAAAGCTAAAAATAGAGTCAAGGTTGACACTGGTGCATTAAGAAGCTCTATAAGGGCAACAAAGCTTTCTAATGGCTCTTCTATGATTAAAGCTGGTTTGTCCAATGTTAGCAATAGTAAAGGACATTTAATCAATTATGCAGCTTTTGTTGAATTTGGTACAGGTCGTAAGCCAAACACAGCCTATAAAACATTAAGCAATACTGGGATAGCTACTTATGCTGAACAATTTAAGGGTAAAGGCAAAAGAGATCAAGTAAGAACTCCAAACGCTTATTTGTTCAACTCCACAGATGAGCTTATAGGCAAAATGGTAAATAGAATAAAGAAGATAAAGATATAAATATATTTCGTTAAATTTGTACAAAATCAATACCATGAATATTACACTAAACGAAGAGCAGGTAAAACAATTAGACGCATTTATTCAAGAAATGCCTACTAAGTTTGGATTGCCTTTAACCCAGTTCTTATCAAAACTTGCTCAAGAGCAAAATCCTGAGGAAGTAAAAGCGGAAACAGAAGCTTAATGAAAGATTGCGGATTAGCTATAAGAAAGGCTTATGTAGATAAGTTAGCATCACAAAGTTTTTCTTTGGGTGTTTATGATACTATTGCACCTGATACAGTTAATCCTCCTTTTCTGATTATAAGCAGTCAAACATCAGTTGAAAATAGCGACAAGCAGAGTTATAACTTTGATGTTACTATACAGTTTGATATTGTTTATAAAACCAATAAGTCAGGTGAAGTAGGGCAGAAATCGGTAGACCAGTGGGCTAACGAATTGTTAGGGATCATAGGCGTTAATGTACCTGATTACCCAAGTGCTTCTCCTGACTTTAAAATAGTTACTCGTAAGATAGGTACAAACTTTGCTACATTCGATTATGTAGATGAGGCTTATATCTTTAGAAGAGTAATTACAATGAATCATTTTGTAACTCAAATATTATAAAAAATTAAAATAAAATAAAATGCCAACAACAGGAATTTTTAATGGTACAAACTTGGTAGTATTAGTAGGCACTGAAGTAGTAGCTCACTCTACATCATGTTCTTTATCTGTAAGTGCTGACTTACCAGATGCAACAACTAAATCAAGTGGTGGATGGGCTGATCAAATCGCAGGTTTGCGTTCTTGGTCTTTAACTACAGATGGTCTTACTACAGTTGAGCCAACAGGTACAAACTATGTAGTAGGAGATATCTTCTCTGCTTTAAATGGTAGAGGTGTAGTTACAGTTAAGTTTACTACAGTTAATGGAAGCACTCCAATAGTAGGTGACTTAATTTGGTCTGGTTCTGCATTTGTAGAGAGTTTAGACATTACTGCTGACATGGAGTCTCCAGTTACTTACTCTGCATCTTTCACAGGACAAGGTCAATTAACTCAGGCTACTAACGCATAATAACACCAAAAACACCAAAATATGAGAGGACATTACGAACTATCCCTAAGCGATGGGACTAAGATACCTATGAGGTTTTGTACATGGTCTTTAAAAAGATTCTGTCAACTTCAGGGGATTGGTCCTTCAGAAATAGGGGAGGCATTAAGTGGTGCATCATCACTCGATGCTATTAGTAACTTATTTAGAGCTGCGGCAGAATATCCTTTATACAAAGAAGGTATTACGCCAAGCTTTACTGACTTAGATACCTGTGATTGGATAGATGATATGGGTGGGATAGGTGGTAAAAAGTTTCAAGATGTAATGGCTGCATTAACTGAAAGCTTAAATAGTGGATTAGAAGAAAAGCCTACTAAGAAAGCAAATAAAGATGCGGTAAAAAAAAATTAGAGTGGATTGATATTGAAAGATATACAATGGGGGAGTGCCAAGTGCTTCCCCATTTGTTTTGGGATATGACGATGGCTGAGTTAGATTTTGTTTGGTATGGATATCGTCATAAAGAAGAACAAGAATGGTTAAAGGTAAGGTGGCAAACAACACTTTTAATTAATATACAGCTACCAAAGGGTAAAAAAGTAAAGCCTGAAGAGCTTTTGTCGCTTGACTGCGATAATCGTAACTTTGTGAAGCAAAGAGTGATGACCAACGAAGAGTTGAGTGAAGTGCTTAAAAAATACGAAAACGTAAAACCAATAAAGCAAAATGGCTGATCAGAATATAAAAGTCAATATTAACCTAGACCTTACAGAATTTAATAAGAATGCTAAGGCTATGTCTGATGCATTAAGTAAGGTATTAGGTAGAGATGTAAAAATGTTCTCTGACGAAATGAACAAAGCTGAAACATCAATTAATGGTGTTCAAAAAGCTTTAGGTAATGCAGGGAAAACAGCCTCTATAACAGGTAATTCTGTGAAGCAGTCAAATCAACAATGGACAAGTTTAGCATTAATTATACAAGATTTGCCTTATGGATTTAGAGGTATTCAAAATAACTTACCAGCTTTAGGAGCTAGTGTTGCAGGTTTTGCAGGACCAGCTTATTTAGCTTTTTCAACTTTAATAGCAGCTATTACAGCCTATGACATGGGTATATTTGGTGCTACTGGCAAAACTAATGATTTTAAAAAGGCATTAAAAGAAGTAAATGATGAAATAAGGAACACTGTAAACTATACAAATAGTGAAGTATCTAATTTACAAGGATTAGTTGATGTAATGTTAGATGTTAATACAACAGAAAGCATAAGAAATAAAGCCTTACAAGAAGCAAAAGAAGCTATTACACAGGTTGACGAAGCCCAAGGTAAAAAAATTAAGACTATAGGAGATGCGATTGTAGCAATTAATCTATATACAGAGGCTATACAGCAACAGCAAATGCAAGAAGTTATCGGTAAAAGAATTGCTGAAATAAGTATAGGTCAAATAGAAAAAAGAAACACTCTTGCTATTGAAACTAAAAAAGCAAATAAGGGTATACATCCTATTAACTTTTTTATGGGAAATACAGAGTTGCAAAATTTACAAACTGAAATTATTGCAAATGAAACATTATTAAGACAACTAGAGGATTTAAGAAAAGGAACAACAAAGGCTTTATTATTAAATCCATTTTCAAAATACAATGCTGAAAAGCCAAATAATAAAGACGAATCTGATCAAAAAGCTAGAATAAAACAAGAACAAAATTTTAATCTACAAGTTTTACAAGATAGAATTACTGCAAAAAAACAAGAGCTTAAATTATATGATGATGATGCATATAAAAAATTTGAAGTTGCAGATCAATTAGCTCAAGCAGAGAGAGATCTTTCTTTAAAAAAGATTGAATATAGTGAATATGATGAAAAGCAAAAAGCTATTTTAAATCAAGCTGTGTACAAGGAATATTCAGATCAAATTCTTATCTTAAGTCAAGCTATGCAAGAGCAATTGCTAACACAAGATGCTAAAACAAGAAAAGAGAAAAAGAAAAGAGATGAACAAGAATTAAGGGAATTTACTGATGCTTATAAAAATCAATTAAAAGAATTTGACGACTTTTATAGAAATAAGCAAAATTTAAGTACTGGAGATAGATTAGCACAAAAGTCTATATACGAGCAAGAGTCTTCTGACTTGCAATATATGCTTGAAAATAATCTAATTACTTATGATGATTATATAAAAAGACTTGGTGAAACTTTTAAAGGTTGGACAAATAACAATAAAGCAATGGCTTCAGAAGCCGCTAGTTCTATACAACAAATCGGTAACGGTCTAATGTCCGCATTAGGACCAGCTATGGATATGTTAATAGATAAAGGTGCTAGTATTGGTGAGGTTATTCAAAAAATGGCTCAAGATCTTATTAAGCAATTAATAAAGGTTATTGCTACTGCTGCAATAGCTGCTTTGCTAATGACTATAATCTTTCCTGAAAAATTAGCTACTGCTGGAATGAGTGGAATGGATGTTTTTTCTGGTTTATTTACACAAGGAATGGGATTAGGGTCTATGGCTTTCCCTACTAAGAAATTTGCAAATGGTGGTGTTATATCTGGTCCTACAATGGGACTTATGGGTGAATATCCTGGTGCTGCAAATAATCCAGAAGTAGTAGCTCCATTGGATAAATTAAAATCTATGATAGGTGGTGGACAAGGTGGAACATTTGTACTTAGAGGACAAGACTTATTATTATCTGTAAATAGAGCACAAAAGGCATCTAATCTTAAAGGACAAAATATTAGCTTAGCATAATGGCGTACGTTTTAAAATATACTATATCACAAAAATTAAGAAATGATCTACTTCAAATTGTAAAGATTTATGAAGAAGACCCATTAAATTCTAATGTATATACATACGAGGCTACATCTGTTCAAATACAACCAAACTCTAACGAAGAAGACCCTATAGGTGGTGTTATATCTTCTCAGTTAAATGTGTCTTTTCTAATATCTTCATTAGAGGACTATCAAAACTTCCCTGATTTATTAAACTATAATGATGTAAAATATTATGTAGAATTAGTAATTGGGACAGATACAAAATGGAAGGGTTGGTTATTTAACGATTATATTAATGTTCAATTTTCTACAGGTAATCAAGAGGTTAATATAGTTTGTATTGATGGATTATCTTTATTAAAATATAAGTTTTATGAATCAGAAATAAGTATTAATGATAATGTAAGCTTATTAAATATTATTGGTACTTCTTTAAATCTTATACCATATCCAAATATGACATTTATATATGCTTGTTGCTCATATTATGCAGCAGGTATGTTTGATAGAGCAGATGCTCCTGCAGATGAACCATTTAAACAAGCTTATCAATATAGAAGAGATTTTTTGAATTTAGATTATTATACAATTTTAGATAATATAGTTAAAGGTTTTGGTTGTAGGCTATTTCAAGCAAATGGTGACTGGTATATTTTACCAATGAATCAAATGGCAACTACTATATATTATACAAGATATGTAGTTGAAAATGTACCATCTAATTCAGGCAATGGAATATTAGATAATATAGTTGACATAGAGCCCTACAATGGAGATAATGTTTATTTTGTAAACAATAGCCAAACTAAAATAGTTAAAAAGGGTTACCCTAATATAGTTACAGAAATACCTTATGAATATGCAGAAAATTATATACATAATGGAAATTTAAAACAAATAGATGGACTTGGCTTTCCTGTAGGATGGGATAAAAATACAACTGGCACTGGGTTAGTTCAATTTTTTATTTTCCCAGATAGTCAATCTAATAGATTTAGTATAACTTCTGGAAGTAATGGTACTGCATCTGTAACTATTGGTGAATTTCCATCTGATTTTGCTTACAAACCACAAATGTATGGTGCAGAAGCAACCTTGTCATTTGATTTTCAAGGCGGAATGAGAGTTTATATTGAAATATTAGTATTAATTGGTGGTGTATATACAGCATTTTATTTAAAAAACGATGGGACCTGGACTACAGTTAGTTCGTATATAGACGTAGTATCCACTACAGGAACATCATTTGACAGCAAAAGTATTACTATACCTTTAGGAGAGCAGATAACAACTTCTGGAACTATAGTAATGCAAGGATATGTCGACGTTTCATTTATGGTAGTAAATCAAGGTAGTACTAACAGGTCTGCTGGTATTATGAGTTTTCAATTAAAACAATCTAATGGCAATTTAAGTCAAGTTGTTGTTACTCGTTCTATTAATGATAATCAAACTACAAAAGATATAGAATTAAAATATGGATTAATCTATCCTAATTTATTTGCTTATAAAAGTGAAAATTATATTAATAGATTAACAAATGCTTCAGGTGTTACTTTAACAGGTTGGTATAGGTATGGCAAACCTGCTGAATCTTTTGCTAATTTACCTCAATTAATCATGAGACAATATTCAAACTTATTAAATAAAAACATAGCAACATTAGAGGGAGACATAGGTGCGTATACATCTGAAAATGGATTAAACTATTTAGATAAGGTTTATACTATTACTGACACAAGTACAGGTAGTATAAGTTATAATGGTAAAAAATTTATTGCTAATAGACTTACATTAAACCCTTATAATGATGAAGTAAGTAGCGTTCAGTTAATCGAAATTACGGATACGGATAACGCATCTACTGAAACATTGCAATATGATGGATACATTCAAGGAAGAGCACCTAGAGCAGTTTAAAAGAATATAATATAAAAAAGGTTTAAATATAAAATATGGCATCAGTAATAAACGGAACGAACATAGTATTATATAAATATGATACAAATAAGCAATATTACTTCAATGGTTCTATAAATCAAGGAGTGACTGTTAATGGATTCGCTTGTAAAGAACTTAGTACAACAGCAATAGTTGGAACTTCTACTAACTTTAATAAGACTGGAGCAGGGGTTATAGCTTCTTTTATCACAGATGTTAGTGATCCAAATATTACTGAAATTACTGCTGGTACTTGGATTATATCAGGTTACTATTCTATAGCAACTGCCTTTGCAGGAGCTAAGATTCAATATAAGCTATACAAATATGCTGGTGCAACAGCTACCTTATTGGCGACTTCAGATGAAACTACGCTAACATCTTTGACTAAGATTGTATATAATACTAATATGTCAGTACCTCTTACAACTTTGTTAAATACTGATAGAATTATTATAGAAGTAAATTACTTAGGTACTACTACAAATCAAATTACTTTATATACCCAATCAACCAATCTAGGAACTGTTACAACCAATATTTCAGTAGGTGTGCCTTTTGGAGCAGCTACAAACTGCTCTTTTGAGATTTCAGTAGATCAGAAGGAAGTAACATCACAAAGTTCTGCATGGTTTAAAGAGTATAAGAATGACGTTGCTTCATGGTCTATCAATGCTGATGGCTTTGTAGCACTAAGTGATTATTCTTACTTATTCCTAGCTAACCTTCAGTTGACTAGACAGCCTATATTAATCAAGTTTCAAGTAGACAATGATAATGGGGATGGTAGTGGAACTCTAGGATACTCTATATTCACAGGTACAGCCAATTTAAGCTCACTTAGTTTAAGTGCAGGGGTAGAGGCAGCATCAACATATAGCGTGTCACTACAAGGCTCTGGTGCTTATACAATATCAGGTACTCAAGTTACTCCTAGTGGCGTAGTAATCGAAAGTGGTAACGTAACTATGCAACAATATACTGCATTTGGTGGTGAAGCTACAATCACATTCTCTACTCAGATTGGTACAAGTTGTCTTTCAGTTACAAGAGGTGGTTTAGAGGTTAGAACTATATTAAGTTCAGGTGCTCCTACAGGTGAAAATGTTACATTTAATTCATCTACAGGAGTTCTTACCTTTGCAAGAGCATTAGAGGCGGATGAGTTTGTTAGAGCAATTTTCAAATAGTTAAAATAGATATAAATGAGTTCACAATTACAAGTAACAGGCGAAGCAAAGATTAGGGATATACAAGGTCCAGTAGTGGCTAATAGTGGTGTTATAACCGCTTTAGATGGTGCTGCTTCTCAATATGTAAGAGGGGATGGTACATTGGCTGACTTCCCAACCTCAACAGGTGGTGGTAGTTCGGTTAGTTACTATCTTAACTCAAGTGTTTCACAAGGCACTATTGGTGGGGTTGCTTATAGAGAATTAAGCAAAGAACCAATTATAGGTGGTGGAACTGACATTACTATTTCGGCTAACGGATATGTAGCGAATTACATAACCGATGCTAACGACCCTGATGTCTTATCAGTGCCAGGCGGTAACTTTAATTGTGAGTTCTATTTTAGTGTAAATAACAATACAGGAAGCCCTACAACTTACGCAGAACTTTATAAGTACGATGGTACTACGTTTACTTTATTAGGAAGTAGCCAAGCAGTTCCTGAATCTTTAAATCAAGGCACAACGATAGCACCTTATTACTTTGCTATCCCTGTGGCTACTGCTGCTTTAGCTTTAACCGATAGGTTGGCAATTAGAATCTATGTAAGCGTTGATGGTAGAGTTGTTACTTTACACACCGAGAATAGCCATTTATGTCAAGTGGTAACTACTTTCTCTAAAGGGATGGTTTCTTTGAATAACTTAACTGACCAATCACAATTCATTACCACAGGAACAAGCGGTACTAACTTTAACATAGTTTCAAGTGGCGATACACATACTTTTAACCTACCTGTGGCTTCGGCTACAAATACAGGTAAATTAAGTAATACCGATTGGAGTACGTTTAATAATAAACAAGCTGCTTTAAGTTTTACTGCTCCTTTAGTTAATACAAGTAATACAATATCAATCCCTGCTGCTACAAGTTTAGTAGATGGATATTTAGATAATTTAGATTGGGTTAATTTTAACACTGCTTATAACAATATGATTGTTTCAGCAGCAGTTACAGGAACAACTACAAAGACTTTAACATTAACACAACAAGATGCAGGTACAATAACCGCTTCTTGGACTGATGATAATACTGATGCGGTTACAAGTGTGTTTGGAAGGACTGGTGCGGTTGTTGCTACAAGTGGTGATTACACTACAACGCAAGTAACTGAAGGAACTAATTTATATTTTACAAATGCAAGGGCGCAATCTGCTATAACAGGTGGTGCATCTACTATCACTACAAGCAACTTAGACACATCAAAGGCATTAAGTTCAAATTCAAGTGGTAAAGTTGTAACAAGTATAACAACTGCTACCGAGTTATCTTATTTAAGTGGTGTAAGTTCTAATGTTCAAACACAATTAGATGGCAAAGCAGCTACATTTACTTTAGGTAGTGTTAGTTCATCACCTACAAGTGTATTGGTTATAACAGGTAGCGGTGCGCCTGTAAATGGTTCTCTAACGTTTACTATAAATCAATCTTCAAGTAGTCAAAATGGATATTTAAGTTCAACTGATTGGAGTACATTTAACAATAAACAAGGTGCAATAACACTTACTACAACAGGAACGAGTGGTGCAGCAACATTAGTTGGAAATACTTTAAACATACCTAATTACACACCTGATTTAAGTGGCTATGTTACTATTGCTACAACACAAACAATAACAGGTACTAAGACATTTAGTGAAGCAACAAGACAAGAATCAGGGTTGTTATTAAAGAATGGTGTATTAGCAGGTGCAACAGGTTATGCAAGTTTAGGAGGTGCTTCTAATGGTTTAGTTGTTCAGTTAAGCGGAAGTGCAAATCAGCAAACATTAATATTCCAATCAGGAGCAGCTTATTCTTACACATTACCTGCAACAAGCGGTACTTTAGCTTTAACAAGTCAAATCCCTGCTAATCCTGTAACAGGTAGTGGTACAACAAACACTTTACCTAAATTTACTGCTGCTTCTACAATAGGTAATAGTAATATTACAGATACAGGTTCTTTAATTACTTTAGGTTCTAATAGCTATGTAAATGGTGCATTAGGTATTGGGACTTTTGGATTGACAGGGTATAATTTAAGAATTGGAGGAACTATCACAGGACTTACAACTTCTTATGGAATTTATAATTCATCAGTAATACAGTCAGATGTAACAATAAGTGGTATATATAATAGAACAGTAGTTGGTACTGCATCAAGTGTTACAGTAACAAATATATTTCATTATGCTGCATCACAAGGCACATTTGGTGCAGGTAGTGTTATTACAAATCAATATGGCTATAATGTAGATAGTACATTAATAGGTGCAACAAATAACTATGGTTTTAGAGGTGCTATTCCATCAGGTGCTAATCGTTGGAATCTATTTATGGATGGAACTGCTGAAAACTATTTAGCAGGAAATACAGGAATAGGCGGTGTTGCAGCATATATTTCAAGTGGTCCCATTTTAACTTCAACTTTAACAAATGGTGGTAGTGGATATGTAGATGGTACATATACTGATGTTGCTACAACACTTGTATCTTCAACAGGTGCAGGTGCGTTATTCACAATAGTAGTAAGTGGTGGAGTTGTAACAACTGCAACTTTAACTTGGGGTGGTATCTTTTATAAAGTAGGTGATACTATAACAGTATCAAATATATTATTAGGAGGAGCAGGTAGCGGTTTAGTTATAACAATAAACACAGTTGATTCATCTCAATTGACAATTGCAAACGCAAATGGAGGTGATATTAGTTTATTAAGAGTTGATACATCACTAAGTTCGGGAGAAAATCTTGGCACTATTAAATTTTTAAGTAATGATACAACTGCTAAAGCAAGTGGTATTGAAGCTGAAATAGGTGCGTTTGCAGCAGGAACTTCAGGTGGTGCATACTTATCATTCTTTACTCGTTCTATAATAGCAGGTACTTCTTTGGTAGAAGCAATGAGAATAGATTCTCGTGGAGGTGTTGGTATCGGTGCTACTGTTTTAGTAGGGTATGGTTTAAAAGTATCTAAAAATATTACAAATAATGTTTCTTCTTATGGTATAACAAGTGATGGTCAAATTCAATCTGATGTTACAACAAGAGTAGAGTATTATAGGTCAGAGGCTTCTACTGTTGCTGCTTCATTTACTTTACCAACCATAATTCATTATAGGTCGCAACAAGGTACATTTGGTGCAGGTTCATCAGTAACAAATCAATATGGATTTTTTGCTGATGCAAGTATGGTGGGAGCTACCAATAACTATGGATTTTGGGGAGCAATACCTTCAGGCACTAACAGATGGAACTTGTATATGAATGGAACGGCAAGTAACTACTTAGCAGGTAAACTACTTATAGGTTCTACAACAGATAGTGGTGAGCAATTACAAGTAACAGGAACGGCTAAGATAACTGGTGCTGCTACATTCTCAAGTAGTGTAACGGCAGCACAAGCCATATTAAATACATACAGTTCAAATTATAATTTAAGATTACAAAGCAACCCTACTGCCATTGAATTTTACAATACTAGCGGCTTAGTTAGAAACTGGCAAATATCAGCTCAAAATATAAACGACAATGCATTAGATTTTACTCCTTCAACTGCTGCTGGAGGCACAACCTATTCAACACCATTGCTAAGCCTATGGGGTTCTTTAGGCAGGGTTGGTATTGGGACAGGTACAAGTAGTCCTGCTAATCTGTTATCATTAAAAGCAAGTTCTGTTGCACCTGTTTTAGATATAACAAGAAGCGGGGGCGGTCAAGGTAAAAATAGCGGAATACTTTTTAGAGACCAAGTTGGCACTGAAGTAGGTGCAATAGGTACAGAAGGAACGGAAACTAATGACCTACAAATACTTTCAACTTCGGGTATTAGATTTAATACAAGTAGTGATTTAATATCTACTTCCGAAAGAATGCGTATCACAAGTAATGGCAATGTTGGATTTAATACATCATCACCTAACGCACTTGGTGGTTATACAATATATACATTTAACACTGAATCTACAAGAACAACAGGTTCAATAATTGACTTAAATATAAGTGGAACAAGATATTCTACTTTATTTACAACTACAGGTGGAACTTATTTTGGTTCTAATCAAAATGTGCCTTTGATATTACTAACAAATGGCAATGAAAGCGCAAGGATAACAGGTGGTGGCAATGTATTAATAGGTACTACAACAGATGCAGGTCAAAAACTACAAGTTAACGGCATTACTAAAACAAACACTATATCATTAGCATCAACAACATTTAGTTCAAGTACTACAATGACAGATGCTTTCTTCTCTTGGTCATTTGGTGGGTCGCCGGGACAAACATTAACTTTGTATAATTCTTCTGGTCATACCAATATGCACTTTATTAAAAATCAATCAAGCATATCACTTACAATAGCAGCACATTCAGGCGGTGTGATTATGGGATTATCAAGTGGGTCAGGCTCGACAAGTATCACATTAGGAGCATTTAAAACAGTTCAACTTATATCTTTTGGTGGTGGTGCTTGGTATATAATGTATCAAACAACGTAATAAATAAAATAAATAAAAATGAAACAAATCGAACCTGTGGTATTCCCACTAAACTTAGGAACGGCAACAATCCTTAACGCTTATTGCATCAATGACAATCTAAGCGATTCAGCTACTTTTTACTACGCACTTTTAAGCGACACTCAAAGTCAATTACAACAAGGTAACTTAACAATGACAGGCGAAGTTTATGACAACTGGGCAACAAATGACTACGCATACAACTGGGTAGCTTCTGAAATTGATGTTACAATCATAGGGGATTATGTACCTCCTGTACCTGAACCTGTTGTTACAACTGAAGAAGTGATTGCAGATGAAGCATCTTAAAGACTATATAGTCATATTACTAACCTTTTTTGGATGCGTATTCCTATATGAATATACGCATAAGTCAGATGTTAAGTCTGACTTTATTGATATCAGGAACTATAACAAGATTAAAGAGCTTCATGACACAATCTACAAAACCAATGCAACCACCAGGTGGGTGAAAGGAGACTCGATCCCTTATGTTATTATAGATTCTGTACAGAATTATGTACATGATACTGTCTTTATTTTAAAGGATTATAACGCCATAAAAGCCTATTCTGACACTATTAGACAAGATTCTAATACCTTTGTCATAGAAGATACTATTTCACAAAATAGCATTAAATCAAGGTCTTTTACAGCTCAAATCAAGGAAAGAACCATACTCGTAAAGGAGTTTTATGCTGAAAAAAGCAGGAATAGCCTTTATTGGGGCTTTAGAGGCGATTTTAGCCCTTCTAATGGCTTGGAAGTACTAAGTCCTGGTTTGATGTTAAATGCCAAAAATAAGGCTCTAATAGGGCTTAATGTAAATATTAATAAAAATAATAATATAGGATACTCAGGTAGCTTATATTTTAAAATAGGTAAATAATGAAGTTTTTTAAGGATATGTTCTCAGGAGGTAGTGAAGTAAGCTCAAAAAGAGTGGCTGGTATATTTTCTTTGTTATGTGCAATAATTGGCATATTTACAGCGTTATTACCACAACTTGCTTTTGATTCTTTACTTATGTATTCAGCGACTTTATTGTCAGCTAGTGTTGTAACGTCAATTTTTAATAAGAAATAACAGATATAATGAGCAATTTCGACCAATTAGATAGCGATTTAACTCCTTTTGGGTTAGTAACAATGGCTATATCATGGCTAAATATTTTAGAAATAGTAGTGTTGAATCCATTACTACAAACCATAGTTTATTTGATGACTATTTGTTGGTTAGGAATGCAGATGTACGGCTTCATAAAAAAGCAGTTTAGAAAAAAGTTCTAATTTAGTGTATCATGCAAATTACAGCACACTTTAATCTAGCAGAATTTACTCGTAGCGAATCAGCTAAAAGACATGGTGTGCCTAACGAACCAACTCCTGAGCACATAGAGAATATCAAATTACTTTGTGAAAAAGTATTAGAACCAATCAGAATGAAGTTTGGTCCTATTATACTTTCTAGTGGGTACAGATCAAAGATGCTCAATCACTTCATAGGTGGGGCATTAAAATCAGATCATAGCTTTGGTCGTGCGGCAGATATAGACCAAGATGGCTCAGGTAGCACATATACAAACAACGATATATTTCACTATATCAAAGACAATCTTAAGTTTAAGCAGTTAATAGCAGAGTTTCCGAAGGATGGTAAATTAGGGTGGGTTCATGTAGCTTATGATGCTAATAATCTAAAGCAAGAGATATTGATTGCTAAAGATAAGACAGGTGGCAGAACTAACTATGTCACTTATAAGGGTAACGAGAAGTTAGTAAAATAGACCAAAACCAAAACCACATATAATGAGCAAGAAAAATGTCCTAGTAATAGGCGACACTCATGAACCATTCTGTCATCCAGGCTATAAAGCTTTTTGTTATGAAGTAGCGAATAAGTTTCAATGCTCTGAGGTAGTACACATTGGAGATGAAGTTGACAATCATGCTATCAGTTACCATGAATCTAAACCTGACGGACATGGAGCAGGTAGAGAAGCAGACTTAGCACAAGCTGCTATGTACAAATGGTACAAACAATTCCCTAACGTAAAAGTATGTATTGGTAACCACTCAGCCCTTCATAAAAGAAAGGCTCAAACAAGCGGTTTACCAGAGAGATTTATCAAGTCCTATGAACAAGCTTGGGAAGCTCCTAAAGGCTGGAAATGGGCTTTAGAATGGGAAATAGACGGTGTTCTATACACTCATGGTACAGGCTCATCAGGACAAGCAGGTGCAATCAATAGAGCAAGAGATGCTCGACAATCAACAGTAATAGGTCATATACATAGCTTTGGAGGTGTGCTATATAGCTCATCTGATAAGGATATGATATTCGGCATGAATGTAGGCTGTGGTATCGATATTGATGCCTACGCTATGGAGTATTCACGACCTTTCCCCAAAAGACCCACATTAGGTTGTGGTGTTGTTCTAGATAGCGGAAGAGTCGCTATATTTGTTCCGATGCCTCTAGGCAGTAAGATTATTAGGTTGCCAAGAAAGTAACTATAGTCTAGTAAATATAAAGAAAGTGTGTATTACATTGGTTTACAATGCAGTATGCACTTTTTATTTCAGTATCAATTAAATCGTAAATTTGTATGAACAGAGAAGTAGACGTTAAGATTAACCAATTAATGAAAGAAAAGACTCACTTAGAAGCTAGGCTTGAGTTGATTGTAAAGGAATTACGACTTACTGTACTTAAAAATAGTATCACAAATGTTAATGCACATCATACAACTGACCGAAGAGGAAGATGACAGCTATGATTTCCAGGATAACTCTGAGGAATCAGATGCTTATATCAACATCTATCAGGTGGCGAGTGTAACGGCTGATGAAGAAGACAATGATAGGT